CGAACAGACCAAGAATGAGGCAATCGCGGCAGGCGTACAGAGCCTGCTGCGGGACTCGATCGTATCAAACTACAATAAGTATTTAGATAAGGGGTACTGCCCGATCTACGCCAAAGACAGCATCAAGAAGATCTACGAGGCATACCATAATCTGGGCGGGAACGGCGTCATCACCGAACTGTACAACAAGGTATTAAAGATGCCGGAACAGGAGGCCGAACATGATGAGCAATAAGACATATGATATTCTGAAGGTAATCGCTCTGCTGGTCCTGCCGATCGGCACACTGATCTCGACCATTTTCCAGATCTGGGAGATCCCGGGCGCACAGCAGATTCAGGCCACATTTGTCGCGCTGGACGTTTTCTGCGGCGCGTTGGTGACGATCGCCAAGGCCGAATATGACCGGAGACAGCAGCAATGAGCGCGGCAGGTCAGGCGGTCGGGATCGCTGAAGCTGAGAAGGGCTACCTTGAGAAATCACTGGCGAACTGGGAGAAATACGGCACGAATTGTCTGTACACAAAGACGCGCTTTGCCGGAGCGGATAATGTGCAGAAATACTCCTACGAGACAGGCCACTATAAGAAATACGGCTGGGCACCGTGGTGCCAGTCCTTTGTAAACTGGTGCCTGATGGCGGGCTTTGGCGCGGATAAGGCAGACAAGCTGCTCTGCGGAAAATATTCCAGCGCATCCACCATGGAAGTGAAAGACGCCATGGTAAAAGCCGGACGGGAAATTCCGGTCGCAAAAGCGCAGCCGGGCGACATCGTATTCCGGTGTCGCAACGGCGGCGGGCACGTCGGAATCGTCAAAGGCCGGAAAGACGGGCTGATCGTTACGATTGAGGGCAACTCAAGTTCTAACGATATCACGAGCTGGAACGGCGGAGCCGTCGTAGAGCACACAGGCGCTCCGTGGAATTGGTGCTGCCGTCCTGACTGGTCTATTGTGGAAAAGCCGATTGAGTGGCACTGGGTGCAGTCTGATGGCAAATGGTATTATCAGGACTCCTACGGCTGCAACACATACGGCTGGAAACTGATAAAGGAAACCGGCGGAACAGCTAATCACTGGTACTTCTTCAACGAGAAAGGGGCTATGCTCACCGGGCCCCAGACAATCGACGGCGAGCTTTTTTATTTGATGGACGGTGGGCCGCTCGAGGGCGCACTCTGCACGACAGACGGCAGGGGAGCGCTCCACGTGTGGTACCTCTGACCATAGATTACCTCCTTTTTCCGGGCCCTTCGGGGCCCTTTTTTTATTGGAAAAATGAATAAATTGCTTGACATAGGGTGTACACTATGATATAATTAAACCATCAAAAGAAAGGAGGACAAACCAATGGACGAAGATAAAAAGAAATCGATCAGGGACCGCCTGATAAACGCCCTGATCGATCTGGTTGTCGGAATCCTGCTGATCCTGATCAGTAAGCTGATGGATTAAGCAGAACCGGGGAGGGGCTTCAAGCCCCTCTCACGGGGACATTATATCAGAGTCCAATGGAGAAAACAACATGAAAGACTTTATTTTATATCTCGGTATCTTTTTCGTAGCGATAGGTGTTGTGAAACTGGTAATCGCATTATTCCAGGGAAGGAGCGGAAAAAATGGAGAAGATCAATGACGGCCTGACACCCCAGGAGCGCTACCACAAGAAGGTCGGCTGGGTGTCTAAATCCTACAAACTGAAGCAGGCCGATATAGATTCCTTCGCAAAAGCCTGTGAAAAAGCCGGTGTTTCCCAGGCCGGGCAGCTGACCAGAATGATGCGGGAGTTTGTAGAATCCGTAGCAGAAAACTAAGGCGAGGAGGGGCGGAAACGTCCCTCATTTTTTGCTTCACTTTTGCTTCACTTTTGCTTCACTTTTTGCGTTTTTTGCTGCGATTTCGCGTATATATACACGCAATCGGGATAAACAAAAACCACGGTATAGCTTGATATAGTGCCAATCTCACGCTATACTGTGGTCTGTGTAAATATGCCGGTGGCGGGACTCGAACCCGTCCGAAACCGTTATATACTTAAGTATTCAAAAGGTCATGCTTCAATTTTTGACTCGAACTGAGAAAAATGGGCAATGACCTTTTCTGTTTCTTTCCTCATTTCTGACTCTATCTTGTTCTGATATATCCGCTTGAGGACAGGGCTGTTGGTGCTCCAGCCGCCTCTCACTTCGATGGTCTTCTGGCTGATCCCCATGTACATCATGATCGAAGCGCCGTAGTGCCGGAGGTCGTGGAAGCGGAAGAACGGCAGCTCCGTCTGTTTTAATAGCTTCCGGAACTTATCGCCGATGTAGTCAGGCGTGTGGTAGATCAGACGGCCCTTGATACCTTTACATTGTTCTATCACGAAGTCCGGATAGACGATCTTCCGGGTGCTGTCCCTGGTCTTCGGCAGCTTCAGGACCCACACGCCGGTATCATCTTTGACCAGCGCTTTGTTGATCGTGATGGTGTTTCCCTTGATGTCCTGATCCGTCAACGCGCAGATCTCAGACCGGCGGCACGGACCGAAGGCGGCAAGTAGCACAGCCCTGAGCAGCTCACCGTCTCCGGCTTGCCGGATCGCTTCGATCAGGGTAGCGATATCCTCATCTGAGGGGCAGTAGTTGTCATAACGCTGCTGCTGAGGAAGCTGGACCTTGAAGTGGACAGATTCGTCATACATGGCCACGGCAGCAGTCAGAAGGCCGAAGCAGTTCTTGACGGTCTTGGGGGACAGCCCGGAGAAGGCAAGCTCGGACACCCATGCCTGTACGTCCTGGCTTTTCAGCTTCCTGATGGATATCTTGCCTATGCTGCCGAAGTGCTTCTTTTGCATGCCTTCATAGCTCCGGAGCGTGGAAGGTGAGAGCACGCCGCGCTTTGCATCGATATAGCCCTGCAGCGCATCGGAAAGCAAAACAACGGGCTGTCCGTCTTCAAGGTGTTCTTCTTCCCATTCGATGGATAAACGCCGGGCCTGTGCTCTTGTGGGCGCTGTGAAGGTCTTGCAGCGACGCTTGCCGTTCTCATCGTAGTAATTATACTTGATGCTGACTTTCTTTTTCTTTTGAGCCATAAAAAATATACCATCCTTTCTGCGTATGGTTTGAAAAAGCCAGACGGAGATGGTATAATCAGCTTGCTTGGTTCTGATAACGCCATCTCGTATGGTTCAGAACGTCGCCCTGGCTGCTGCAACAGCTGGGGCATTTTTCATATTAAAAACTTTCTTAAGTTTTTTGATGGTGCGTTGAAAAACTTTTCATTTTTGCTATAATATAAACATAAGTCAACTCGTGAAGGATAAGGCTGGGTTCCCGAATGGGAGTAGGTGCAAACTGAGAATTCCTTTGCCCCTGGGGTGGACTTATTTTTTTACCTTTATATTGTCCAAAATATGATCTGGATCTTTCGACAGTTCATTAAATATGAAATCAACAGCCTGTTGGGAATATGAATACATAGGATTACTAGTAATCTTGTTTATCCAGCAGAACTTTGAATTCATTTTAATATTAAAATGCGTGACAAAATTATTGAAATGGAAGCTGTTAAAAGTGGCATCGTTTCCGTTGTATTTCAATAATATGTGCTTTCTCTTTAACCTTTCTTTTATGGCGCTTATGGCATTTTTAGTTGTATAGTTATATATGTTATTTGGATCTCGCATCTCTTTGATGAGTGCGATGGGATCTTCGCCGTCATGCGCCACACGAAATGTCATATCCGCTTTTTTAGGGTCTTTTGTCAGGAAATGGTTTACATTTATATTAATGGCAAATTTGGCATTATTATATGATGCAATATCATCAATACTGTTTTTCAAAGAAAGGAGCTTATTAGCAATGACCTCAGGGTATTTTGCTGAGATCTCCGTTTCATTCAATGATTTTAAACTGACTGATAAAGTGAGAAAGTTCTGAGGTACGAGTTCAGTCATATCTATGCTATGGAAATCCATCATTTTTTCGGTATAGTTCATAACGCATGACTGGAAAAGAGGAACATACACCATTTCATATTCTTCAGTTATGAAATGTGTGCTGGTGTTTCGCAGTTCATTAATTTTTTCAAGATTCATTCTTAAAGGGTCTTTATCATTAGTGAACACTTTCTTTATACAGTCAGACAAGGCAAGAGTCCGATCTGGATGATCGTTATAATATAAGCTGGATTCACCCCAAATATCTATCATATGCGCTTTCAGCATCAATTCCCATGAATTACAGATAAACATACTAAAGCCTTCTACACGATACCTTATAGTGGGTTTATTGTATAGCTCAATAGCAAGTAGAAAAGCTTCTTTTGATTTTTCGATAAGTCTATTCTTAAGATCCATAACAATACCTTAAAATAAAATGTCCACCCTTGGGGCACATCATGCGATATGCATGAGAGGTGTGGGTGGTCCTGTTACTTATTAACTACCATAACAGAACCAAAATGTCAAAATGAGTTTTATGAAATCTGTTCGTTTCTGCTAAAAGAATCGGCTGTTTCCTCGTATCTTTCACCCGTATGCATCCGGATAGGAACCTGACTGGACATTTAACTGGTCATGTATCTAAAGCCAGCACCGATTTTTAATTCGTTCTATCTCTGCTTATATCGGAAAGCGTCCTCCGGAGGCTCTGAAATGGATCTCTGCGTAGATCTCTGCCATCTTGTAATCCATCAGCGCTTCCATTTGCTCATAATACTGCATGCTTTCCTTGCCGTCTTTGGGAGGCCACAGGGGCTCTTCAGGGAGGTCCTCCGGATCCAGGCCAAAGAAATTTCTTATGGTAGGATGGGTCCGCAGCATGAACAGGTCAAAGTAAGTGAACAGCCATGTGATCTTCTTCTTTTGCGGGGCCTTGGCTTTTCGGGGCTTAAGCGACCTGCGATAAAACAGAAATCGCTTTGCCCAGTATACGAAGATTTTCGAAGTCATTAGCGGAATAGACCATCGGCCTGTATTTCGGATTATCCGCTCCCAGCTGCACCAATCCCGCCTGCTGGTCGATG